GTTGCAAACGTTAATATTCTTGAAGGTATTCGCTTTTATGTCAGTTTCGCTTGCAGTTTTGCTTTTGGCGAACTCAAACTTATGGAAGGAAGTGCAAAAATCATCTCATTGATTGCCCGTGATGAAAATCAGCACCTTGTTATCACTCAAAACATTCTAAACAAATGGAAAGAGGGTGATGACCCAGAGATGGTAAAGATTGCGAAAGAAGAAGAGCAATGGTTCTACAAGACCTTTGAGAACGCTGTAAATCAAGAAAAACTCTGGGCGGAGTATCTGTTCAAAGATGGATCTATGATCGGTCTTAACGACAAACTATTACAGCAGTATGTTGAATGGATTGCGAACCGTAGAATGAAAGCAATTGGACTTAAACCGCTTTATGACATTCCAGCAAAAAATAATCCACTTCCTTGGACTGAGCATTGGATTTCTTCTAAGGGTCTTCAAGTTGCCCCACAAGAAACCGAAGTTGAATCCTATATCGTTGGAGGAATCAAACAAGATGTTACCAAAGACTCATTCGCAGGATTCCAACTTTGAGTGGGATCAGCAAGCAATGCTAGACGCTTATAAAGAAGCAGCTGCCGCTGACGACTTTATGTTTGGTGATTGTGATTACTCTTATATTTGGATGGATAATAAATCAAACGATGTTTATTGAGGGTCACAAAGACCCTCTTTTTTTTATAAATAAATTTATAAAGAACCAAAAAGTACAGAAATGTCTAGAATTACTGGAAGTGACGCTAAAAAAATGTTTGAAGCATACAGTGCTGTTTATGCTCCTCAAGAACTCACTGAAGAGCAAATTTGGGAAGAAGTTGAAGCGTGGGTTAATTCGCTTGTAGAAGAGGGTTATGACCTCAGTGAATATACTTGGGAAGATATGTATGAGGCTTATATTGAAGAGTCTGGTGAAAATATTGGATCTGGGTTAAGGCAGCAGTTTGGAAGACTTCGTAGATCTGCCGGAGATGTTATTGGCGCTACTACTCAAGGATTATTGGGTAAAACAACCACATCATCAAATCCATTATCCAGAGCTTATAATTTAGGTGCAAGAGTTGTATCTACCCCAACAAGATTTGCTGGAGATGTTTCAAAAGGTTTTGTAACTGGTAAAGGTTCTACCCCACAAGCAAAACCTTCAACACCTGTCTCAAAATCAGCATTAGATGATAAAGTAAGTTATAAAGACCCAAAGCAGTTGAGTGCTGATGCTGCCAAAGATTTAAAAAATAGATATCCACAAAAATTACAAAGACTTGCTGCACAACCTGGACGCACTGGCGACGGAGGAGGTGGTAGAAATACTCTTCCACCTCCTAAATCTGATGGACCAAAAACCGCTCCAACTCAAACATCGTCACCAAAACCAGGAACACAGGCAGCAGGTCCATCATCAATTAAACCAAAAACTCCAAATCCTCTTTTAGCTGGTGGCGATATTCGTCGTATGCAGCAAGCTTCACAAATGAGGCAAAAGGGTATTAATGTAACTTCAAATCAACTCGCTGCGGCAGAAAGAACAAAACCAGCAACTCCAACACAAGCTACAGCAGCTGCTCCTAGCACCTCTGCTGCTGCCTCTGGAAGCGTTGTTCCCGCTGCTGCAAAAGATGCTGCAACTCCAAAACCAGTCACTATGGCGCCTAGACAGACTGCTAGAGAGAGGATGCTAAATCAATCCTATGAGTATGATGCTTATGACCTGGTTTTAGAGTATCTCCTCGACAACGGGCACGTAGACACCGTAGATGAAGCACATTATGTGATGCTTGAAATGGAAGCAGAAGTTATTCAAGATATTGTTGAGGCAAAATATGGAACTAAAGAGGGACGTAAAGAACTTGCTAAAAAAATTCGTAAAGGTGAAGAAGTTGGTAAGTCTGGACCTGGAACTGGATTTGCTGATGTAGAAAAGGCAGCAAAGAAAGGTGGTGCTCGTGATCCAAAGGCAGTTGCCGCTGCTGCTATGTGGAAAACATACGGTAAGTGATATAAATTTTAAATTTTTTTAAAGCACCTTCGGGTGCTTTTTTATTATCTTGTAACTGCTTGTTTTACTAAAACTGTTCCTTCTACAACTCTTGTTTTTTCTCCTGTAGTTGTATTTGTAATATTTAAATCATAAAAATATTTTCCAGGTTTTAAATTTTGAGTTTGTGTAGAATTCAAAGAAAGTTTTACTTTTCCCAAAATAGCATCTGTAATTTCAGTTGAAAAAGTTCCAGATAATGAAGAACTTTGATACTTTTTAAATTGTGCCGAACTAGTATAATTTGTCAGATTTAACGCACTATTACTTACAGAATCCTCTAAGGAAAAGGTTTGATCAAAGTCTGTACCTGTATAAATGATTATGTTGGAAACGTATACCGCTGCCATTATTAAAGTTGTATATTAATAGTATTTATTTTAAGAACTTATACCTGCTCTAACTAACACATTACCCTCAATAATAATTGATTTTTTACCATTTGTGTTAGTTGCTAAAACATCATAAACATATCTTCCTTCTTTGATATTTGTAGAAATTGTGGATGCAAGTGAAATAGTTACTTGCCCTTGAATTGCACTTGTAATTCCAATATTAAATTCAGCAGTTTTTGTTGAAGACTTTGGATGTTTACGAATATAAGATGAAATACCATACCCGATCAAGTTAGTTGCTGTTCCATTGACCTCAGATAATGTAAGATCTTGAGAAAAACTAGATCCCGCACTAATGACTATATTGTTAACGTAAACTGACATTAGTCTAAGACTTTATTGAATATTTATCAAGGGATTGACGAATCACAAAAATATGAGTAGACTAGGTTTGTTCCGGTTAAAGATAAGTAATACTAATAATACTTAGAGCTCTTAATCACCGCGCCATATATTCTATCAGATTCACTCATATAAAAAGTACCACCAATATTTGTATTATAATAGTCTTCACTTAATAAAACATTTCTTTTAAACTGTTCATAAGTTTCATAATAACTCATTGATTTCTTATGGGGACATAGATAGAGTATTTCACGAAGAAAGTTTTCTCTACCTAAAGTTTTTACATCTTCATTAAGTTCATCACAAGAACCAAAATAGTTTTTCCAATCACTCTGTAAAGTTTTTCTTCTTCCAGTTTTTTTATCCTTTTGTCGAGTCCAAAAATGTTTTTTACCAATGTATTTTTTGTTATTCGTAAGATTGGTAATTATGTAAACAAAACCTTCCATGCCTTTGGGAACGTCGGTAAAGACCTCACCGTTGTATTGCCAATCCATAAAGACACCCAGTTGTCTTATTTAGACTTGTCTCAGAAACCAAAGAGTGATAGACTGAAATCACAAAACCAAACTCTAAATACTATGGTAACTCTGGAACAAACATTGAGGACCTCTCACGATTGGGCAATTGATCGGATTCATTATTTGAGTGAAAAAGATATTGATAATGCTTATGCAATTCAATCTGAATTTAGTGAATGGTTGAATCCTGATATTTCAGAGCACGATATTTTCTCACTAGAATACATAGGAGACTAAAATGCAAATCGATCTCCATAATTTTTTTAAATTTTATGACGAAAAAAATCCAAGACACGTTGCAGCAGTAGAGCAACTTGAAAAGGATTTACTTGCAAAAGCATCAGACTTAATGGAAGATGATGCGAAATGGGTAGAAATTTTTAGAACTAAAGTAGAACCAGCAGTACCAGGAGTTCTCAAAGTTCCATTTTTTCCACAAACAGATAATTATAGAGACGCACAAAGAACCTGTAATTCTTCATCCTGTGCAATGTGTCTTGAGTATTTTAAACCAGGAACACTTGTAGGACCAAAAGGCGATGATGCATACATTCGCAAAGTATTTGCGGTGGGCGACACTACAGATCACGCAGTTCAAACCAAAGTTCTTGCGTCTTATGGTATTAAGTCACAATTTAGGTACAATCTTTCTTTTGCTGATGTTGATAGGGAGCTTGCCGCTGGGAAACCTGTATGTATCGGGATTCTTCATAGGGGTCCTTTATCTGCACCTACTGGCGGGCACATATGTGTAGTAATTGGTAAGAGAGGTGAAGATTATGTGGTTAATGACCCATATGGTTCTCTGAATGATGGATACACTGGTCCTGTAACAAACGGTAGAGGTGCTGTTTATAAGCGTTCAGACCTTGTTCGTAGATGGTGTCCAAAAGGTAATGATGGGTGGGGGAGAATCTTTGACGCAAAAAAGCCGTGAAGATTCCAGATTCTGGAATCAGATTAATTAAAGAATTTGAAGGATGTCATCTAAAGGCATATCCAGACCCTCTGACTGGTGGACTTCCAATCACAATCGGATGGGGAAGCACAAGAGATTTTAATTACACTCCATTTAAAAGAGATAGAGTGATTACTCAAGAGTATGCAGATCGTTTGTTAGAACACGATTTGTTGAATCGTTTTCTTCCTAAACTTGAAAAAATCCCTTATTGGAATGAAATGAATGAAAGACAACAAGGAGCACTGCTCTCTTTTGCTTATAATCTTGGTGCTGATTTTTTTAACGCTCCTGGATTCAATACGATCACAAGAAAGTTAAAAGAAAAGGATTGGAAAGGAGTCCCTGCTGCCTTAGAACTTTATCGCAATCCAGGCACAAAAGTAGAAGCAGGATTAAGAAGACGGAGAATCGCAGAAGGAAAACTATGGATTTCTTAATTCGTCATTTGCAATTTTAAGAATTTTATAAATGACCCAGATGACTCCAAGTAGTC